AAATCGCCGCCGTAACCGAGCGACACAGGAAGGGGCAGGGATGAAACTCACAATTAATAAAAAATGGAAGTGGTTGGCGAAGGAACCGAATGGTGTGTGGTATTTTCATACTGATAAACCAAGGCGTCAAATTGAGTTGCCGGGCCGAGGGTGGAGGGCGATACAATATTTGTGCTCGCTATCAGATACCGTTACCGCCAAACCAGAATCCGATTTGGATTGGAAAGATTCATTGTACCGCCGTGTAGGAGAAAATGAATGGAAAAAGGAGTCCAAATGAACGCCAAAGGAATTGACGTGAAGGAACGGATACGGGCGGTGATTGTTGAGTGGTATAAATTGAAAATGCCAGACCAGCGTTTAATCGACCTCCGCGCCATTCTCGACGACCTCGACGCCGCCGAATTGCGCAAGTGCCCAAAATGCGGCAATGAGGACGAGCCGTTGCAAGCGTGTGATCACTGCGGGCATACGTGGTATGCAACATCAAAGTTAGACCGTGGAACCGTACCCGCCGAGCCACCCAAGCCCACGGGGGAGCAGTTGAAGGCCATCGGCAAGGTGTTCAAATATCCAGAGCCGAGGGAGTGCAAAGAAGGTGATTGTGTTTGGGCAGGTAACTCATGGATTATATGTGATGGTCGTGTTGCAAGCCGGGAGTATATCGGCAAACTCCGCTGGCACTTGAAGGACGCGCCACCTGATGCTCAAAATGGAGTTGAGCGCCAGAAGGACAAGCACAGGCGTTGGCACAAAAAACTCAACGCAGAGATTAAATCTTGTTCGCAACTCGCCCTGATGATCTGCAACCACGCGGGTGAGTGCGGTATGCCCGAAGGGATGTGTAAACACAAAACCAAACATAGCCTACGTGACGATTGCGGTATCTTCCCTTGCAGTGTATTCCCCGACGCGGTCTGCGTCCCGTGGGTCGAGCCGGTGAAGCATTGGGAATGCGAGGAATGCGGCGGAGCAATACTTAAAGGAGCTTGCGCTAATTGCTGGGACCCAAGCGTCAGAAAAGACGGAGCTTGTTTGCGCCGCAACTGGACGCCCAAGCAGCCGGAGCCAGCCGCGCCCGAACCACACGGCAAGGTGTTGTGTCCAAAATGCTCTGAAAACAATAAGCGGGCGTACTATCAACTCATTTACAGGATACGAGGAAAGCATATTTGCGAAAATTGCGGGCGAATTTTTTGGGTGGTCTGTACCCCCGTGCCGCCGGAGCCGGATGCGCCGGTGAAGAATATGGAACGATGTCCGTATTACACATGTTTGTTTGAGGATAGGCTTTGTAAGGATTGTCCACATTCTCTTGATGCCAAGGAGCCGAAGGCCGAGCCGGGGCTGGTGATGACTATGCGCCAGGAGATTGAGAATGTCCTCGCGTTTCTACGTAACGCGCCACATGCGGAGTTTTGCCGCGAAAACCTGATTGCATTTTGCGAAAACCTGTTGAAACACAAAGGATGACCCGCCGGTGAGGGCGTGGCTCAGGGGAACAATAAATATTACTGTTTAGTAATAGGAAAGAAGAGGATGCCATCTGAAAAAGTATTAGATTGGAATACACCGATAGGGCCGCTCGACAAGCCCGTGCTGGCCGTCTTGTCGGATAAACCGCCAGCCTGTCCATACAATCCCAATCATGATGATATGGAGAAGGCGCTACTGGTGGCCGCATTGATTCAGCCTAATGTAGTCGTGCCATACTGTAATACCATAGGGCTGCCTGGTGGCGCCTTCCAAGACCTTGTTCGCCGCAAGATTTATACAACAATCATCCGGCAATTTGGCGCTAAAAAATATATTGATTCGATGCTGATTTCGGATGCCTCTGGTGTCCCGCAATCGGTTTTTAATGACTTGCTGACCCCTGAATCCGAGCCAAGCCATGGCGTTCATTATGCCGATATTGTTCACAAGCAGTACATCAAGCGCAAGCTCAGTGAACTTTCTCTTGCCGTTCAGGATGAATCAAAAAATAATGACGATGTATTCGATTCAATCGTTACCATCCAAACCCACTTGGATAAAATCAAGCCGCCGGATACTTCGATCATTGTCCGATCGTTGACCGACTTCACCGAACTTGAAATTGATCCTGAAAATACGCTTCTGGGCAATCGGTTCTTATGCCGTGAAGGTGGGATGCTGTTTGTCGGTCCGTCGGGTGTAGGCAAGTCGAGCTCCAGCGCCCAGATGGACATCCTTTGGTCTCAAGGTCAGCCGGCCTTCGGTATTCAGCCGGCGCGTCCTCTGCGAATTACCACCATACAGGCAGAGAATGATGACGGCGATCTGACGGAGATGGCTACGGGTATTATGGGCGGTCTCGACCTGGATGCCGAACAGCGCGAAGTTGTCCGGCAAAATACATTCTATATCCTTGAAAAGTCAAAGACTGGTGTTGGGTTTATCCGTTTCGTCGAATCCGTGTTGCGCCTTACCCGGCCCGATATCCTGCGCCTTGACCCCTTGCAATCCTATATCGGCGGCGATACCAGCGACCCGGAGGTCATGTCCCTGTTTGTCCATACCGGCCTGAACCCGCTCCTGCAGGAATACCATTGCGCGTGTATCGTCAACCACCATACACCGAAAACCAATACCCGCGACACGTCAAAATGGAAGTCTACCGACTGGCAGTACGCCGGCGCCGGGTCCGCGGTTCTGACGAACTGGGCCCGGGCAATCATGGTGGTGGACCCCTGCAAGGATAACAGCGACTTGTTCAGATTCATTGCCGCCAAACGCGGATGGCGTGTTGATTGGGAAGATGATAACGAAGTCAAGACCATGTTTAGACATTTTAAGCATTCGCGTAAAAGCGGCATTATCTTCTGGGCTGACGCCAGCGAGGATGAAGTCGCTATCATGGATACACCGAAAAACAGCATGGACCTGATAGACTTGGTGCCGCCCACGGAATCAATACCCAAGGATGAATTGATAGCCAAGGCAAAAACGATAGGGATCGGGATGAACAAATGCCGGAAGTTTATCAATAAGCTGGTAGAGGAAAGAAGCCTGTTCTTGTGGAAGATCGATCGTCCGGGAACAAGGCAGAAGATTGAAATAGCCCGGGTGCAACAGCCTGAGCCGAAACTGGATGTTTGATTTCCGCCCTTACACCCCCTGAAACACCATCGTAAAATCACCATCTCCATGTCGGTTTAGTCTCTGGCTCGGGAAGGGGCGCCGGGGCCGCGGTTGGGAATTGCTCTTGCTCCTGCCGTTTATAATACGCCAGGGCCCGGTCATGACGCCATTTCGCCCATCGTGCATTAGCCGCCTTACTCTGCTTGGCTGGATCCTTGGGCAACTTGCCCCAGTTTGAGCCCTGGCATTGATGAACTTTTTGATGGTCTTGACCGCATTTTTCACAGATACTCATGGTATTATTTCCGCTCCTTCCGTCATTCTTTTCAATCTCCATCGGTTCGGTCCCTGAACACCGGCATACCCACAGCAGCAATCCAATCCCCCGCACAGCTTCGTCCACAGGTGACGGACCTGGCGCTGGGATAGATGATAATCCTTGGTGCTGACCCGGGCCGTGGTGTTATGGATATTATTGTGGAAAGTGAAGATCATTTGCCCATCCTTTTAACAATAGCCTTTTGTTCCTTGATAACCTTTTTGTCAGTCGCTAACTCGATTGATAGCCGGTTATTGTTTAACCTACGATATACCCGGTAGATTTTCTTTGTGCGGACATTAAGTAAATACCGCGTTGTAAGCCAGGGAATAAGCCCGCCAATTGTTATTATTGTACGCTTTGGCTTCATATCATCACCCCTTGCTTGTATTCACGTAAGTTGAAAAGGTCGGTTTTTGGTTCATCCTTGCCACCCTGGTTAGCCGCCAGCGCGCGTTCGTCCCGGAATAGTATCACGGCATGCCGGGATATTGCAGGCCGTTCTGGGGCATCCTGCACGTTTTTATCGGGTTTTGTCATAATTCCTCCATTTTTGCCTATACATCTCACGAAATACCTATCTTTTCGCACCAAATCGGCGCCGGCGGCCGCGGCGGGCTCTGGTTCAGCCTCCACCGGGCCAGGTCCGGGAGCGGCCGCCGGCAGTAAATCAAGCGGCGTGTGGCAATAACAGCCACAAAACGCAAGCCAGGCCATAGACGATCAGCCAGGCCGCTACCGCGTCACAGATGATCAGGGTTATTTTTTTCATGGTTCCCTCCCGCGTCACGGGTCGTTTTAGTGCATCTGAATGGCGCAATTCATTATAGTTATAATAATCGCGATTATACTAATTATTATTGCCAGCATAGACAGGTCAATACTATTTTTGCGTGTTTTCATGTCTCCCCCTGTTCCGGCGCGGGCCGGGTGTTGTTATATTATCTGTTTGCATTCTGAACAATATTTTGCCGTGTTTGCCAATTTAACAGCATCATCCATTGCAAATATTTCCATCCTTAAATCGTGCCGTATTTTTTCAAGTTTTTTTGCAAGCCGAAACATATCTACCTTAATTTCTAAATTTTCCTCTTGGTGCCCGGCGGCATCTGCGGTTTTCTTCATGCGGTCAAGTGCTTTTAATACTTTTTCAATCTCTTTTTCTTGATATATTGATTTCATGCCCTACCCTCCCCCATGCTATTGTTTGCGCCTGTCGGTATGGACTTAATCCATAGACCGGCCAGGGTGGGCCGGTTTCGGCGTTATGCGTTGCGGATATATGCGTTCAGCCCTACAACTACCGGCTTGCCATCCACCTGAGCGGCTGTCGGCTGGTTTCCGTGGCTGCTTGCCACAACCAAGGTCTTGCCGCTTGCGCTGGGCGTGGGTTGTTGCATCGCAAGCGTGATTACCAGTTCATGATTTTTGATCTCTACCTTCATTTTTCTGTCCTCCTTGTTTGCCGGGTGTCCGGCGTTGTTCGTTGCGTACTACTTTCCCCGCATCTGCGCGGGTTGCGTGTGTCGGTGTGTTATAGTGTTGCGCGGTTCGCTAATCCGCCCGATATTTCGCCGTTTTTGTTCAGGCTGTCCAGCCAGTCACACCAGGTGCACCGGGTATCTGTGCAATACATTTTTCCTGTCCCGGCGTAATCCTTTATCTGCTTCCTGTACAGGCTTGGAAACGTCTGCCAAAACTCGGCCCGTAATTCTTTCTGTGTTGTGATTCTATATTTCATGGTTCGCTTCCCTCCTTGCGCCTGCGCGCGGTTAGTGTTACTTCGTAATTTTGGCCGATCCGATTTCTTCGTTTGTGCTGGTGTGCAGGGTTATCGCTTTGTCACCTATTTTCGGTGGATATTGCAAAATGTGATCTGTATATCCTTTAAGGATTTTGGGCAAT